GGGTAAAAGACTATGAGTATACCCGTGGTGAATTATACTCACTCATAGATCAGGGTCAGGAGGCGGTCAGAGGCGCTTTAGAGGTCGCTCAGGAGTCAGGGCACCCAAGAGCATATGAAGTCGCTGTAGCGGCAATGAAGCACGTTGCAGACATGACTGAGAAACTACAGGATCTTCATAAGAAGATGAAGGACTTAGATGAAGAGAAAAAAGGTCCTTCTAAGGTTACTAACAATGCCATGTTTGTAGGTTCTACAGCAGAACTACAGAAGATGCTCAAAGATATGGGTGGTGGTAAAAGATAAATAAACGGGTACAACCTCGTCGTATCTATGAAAAGCTACAGAGATTTCAAGAATTTATGTGAGGTGACTGCGGCGCGGACTACCGAGAATAGTCTTGAAGAATCAGCCTGGACCCGAAAAGAAGGTCAGAAAAAATCTGGAGGTCTTAACGAGAAAGGAAGGAAATCTTACGAAAGAGAAAATCCTGGAAGCGACCTTAAGGCACCATCAAAAAAGGTTGGAAATCCCAGACGGGCATCCTTCTGCGCTAGAATGAAAGGCATGAAAAAGAAGTTGACATCTAAAAAAACCGCTAACGATAAGGACAGCAGAATCAATAAGTCACTTCGTGCGTGGAATTGCTGACATTAGTTGTGAAAATATTGTTAAGATTGTGAATTTGTACTTAGTGAACCTATAATTAGTAATGAGTTTTGATATGAACATGCGTCTTAACGACACGGATATCTCACGTCTAATTTCTGCTTGTCTACTCTATCAAGAGAGAACAGGTAGCGAATACATGTGGGAACAATATGATGATTTGATCAATAAGCTCAATGCTTATCAAGATAACTATTCAGCGGACAATGAAAATTCTATTCGCGTTTCTAGCGACACTATTCCTAGCAACACCAGCTTGGGCGGTTGATGTAATGATGGGTGCCGATGGCAACCTAGTATTTGAACCAGCAGAAGTTACAATCTCTGCTGGGGAATCAGTTCATTTTGTCAACAACATGCTACCACCTCACAATGTAGTAGTAGAAGATCATCCAGAAATTTCTCATGAAGCATTAGCAATGATGCCAGGTGAAGAGTTCGATGTAACATTCTCCGAAGCAGGTGATTACACTTACTGGTGTGGTCCCCATAAAGGTGCAGGCATGATCGGTACTGTGCATGTAGAATAATGCAAACAATCAACAGGTTTGTTTTAGATATCACTGTTGCAATATTAGATTTTCTCTACCAAGGTAGGGACTATCAACGCTTTTGGGTGCTTGAGGAAATCGCTCGGGCACCCTATTTTGCGTTCTTAAGCGTGTTACATTTTCGTGAAAGCATGGGACTTCGCGGTCCTGAACATCTATATTTGATGAAACAGCACTTCGAGCAGTCAGTCAATGAAACAGAGCATCTGGAATACATGGAAAGTCGGGGCGGTAATGCTTATTTTATCGACCGCTTTGTTGCCAAGCATCTCGTTCTTGTCTACTATTGGACTAACGTGGTTTATTATTGGGTATCTCCTCGCCTTGCTTACCATCTCTCCTACGAAGTAGAGATTCATGCAGCAGAAACTTACGCAAAGTTTCTTGCTCTGAAAGGGCATGACGACAAGATCCTTGAGATTTTAAACGATGAACTACATCACTCAAAAGAACTACACGATGCTATGGAGATTATCCATGTTTAAGAACTGGGGTAAAGATATAGAACCACCCGAATTCACAACCAAAGAAGAAGTTCAGGAGATGATTGATGATGCCATACGCAGACACAATCGTAATGCTTCAATTATTTCAATGTGTGTTGGCTGGGTTGTTCTTGCACTTTTTGCTGAAGGTCTGCTTCGACTTATTGGAGTAATACCCCCGCTACTACCATGGTTGAAAATCACATTGTAGAATGGGTAGGGACAATTGCCCTATTTCTTTTTGGTATAACTATGATATGTCAAGGACATTTTATTGTTACTGGCAAACATGGATATAAACACAGCGAACGTGAAGATAAAAAAATGTCAGACGCTCGCAAACAAGTAGAGAATTTATTAAAAGACAAATGAAAGTAGGACTAATTGGATTAGGTCGCATGGGTGAGGGTATGTCTCGCCGTATGATTAAAGCAGGAATTGAAGTCCATGGATATCGCAACAACTATAAAAAATCTGAAGAACAATTTGAAAAGGGTTATATCAGTGGATGTACCACTTCTATACAAAGCCTTGTTCAAGTAGTACACGCAGGTGTTGGAATCCTTACGCAAGAAGAGACAAAATCTCCTGGTATTTTTATGATGGTAGTACCAGCAGAAACAGTAGAGGACACACTAAATGAGCTATTACAATTTTGTAGTGAAGGAGATATTATTATTGATCATGGTAATAGCAATTTTAAGGACTCAAGGCGCAGGGCGGAACGTCTTGCAAAGTTGGGTATCCAATATATTGACTGTGGTACTTCTGGTGGTGTTTACGGTCTGGAGCGTGGATACTGTCTTATGGTTGGGGGTGCAAATACTGCAGTATCCACTTGCGCTCCAATCTTTAGGGCACTCGCCCCAGGCATTGGAGCTGCCTCTCGCACAGACCCACTTAGTTATGAAACAAGTGCCGAGCATGGTTGGCTACATTGTGGCGGACCTGGCGCAGGTCATTTCGTAAAGATGGTCCACAATGGAATCGAATACGGAATCATGCAAGCATACGCAGAAGGATTTAATATCTTGCATGAAGCAAATGCTGGCGCAGCATACGTTGCTGCAGGTGATGCTGAAGTTGCTCCAATGGATTGTCCAGAAGATTATTGCTACGACATTGACGTTTCTGAGGTTGCTGAGTTATGGCGTCGTGGTAGCGTGGTTGGTAGTTGGTTGCTTGACCTTACCGCTGATGTACTACGCGGCGATAGAGAGCTTAGCAAGTTTGATGGGGGAGTATCAGACAGTGGTGAGGGGCGTTGGACTGTTCACGCTGCTGTGGATCTTGGCGTACCCGCTCCTATTATCTCTGGTGCGTTGTGGGCACGCTTTGAGTCACGCCGTCTGGGTGCTTTCACAGCCAAGGTTCTAAATGGTATGAGAGCAATGTTCGGAGGACATGATGTTAGGTGACTTCTTACTATGGATTGCCGCGCCCTTTGTATGTGCCACCCTCGCATTTGGACGACTTAAAGGTGAAAATGACTATTACGACTCGGATGACTATGACGGAAACGGAACAGCTCACTAAAGGAATTGTTATCTTCGGAGCAACGGGAGACCTTTGCAAGAAGAAATTAATTCCTGCTCTTTACAAATTGTGGAAGAAAGGACTGCTCCCACACAACTTTTTAATTACGGGTTGTTCTAGAAGACAACCCACAGCAGCGCAGTGGAAAAATTCTCTTGGTGATTATCCTGATGAGTTCTTACATCATTTAGATTACATTTCTGCAGATCTAGACAATGTTGATACTCTCCGTCACCTTCCTGATTACCTTCACGATAATACTTACTTCTTATCTGTTCCCCCAGAAAGGTATGCTAACGCAATTGTCAATCTTAAAGAGGCGGGTCTCCTTGATGATGCCGACCACTCCCGCGTGGTTATTGAGAAACCCTTTGGGCACGATTATCAATCTGCTGATCATTTACAGTCTGTGGTTGAGCGACATCTACGCGAAAAACAAGTTTATCGCATTGACCATTATCTTGGCAAAGATACTGTTAATAACATACTTGCTACTAGGTTTAGTAATATTCTGTTGGAACCACTTTGGAATCGTCAGTACATAGAAGAGGTTCAAATCTTTGCAACTGAAACTATTGGTTGTGAAGGACGTGCTCAATACTATGAGACTGCTGGTGCTGTACGCGATATGCTACAGAACCACATCCTACAAGTGCTTGCACTAATTGCTATGGAAGCACCCTGTCGCATGAATGCCAGGGAATTAAGACGTGAAAAGACAAAGGTACTCGCCGCCACTAGAATGAGCGAGAATGTAATTTTCGGACAATACGATGGCTACCGTAACGAAGAGGGCGTTGATCCTCGGAGTAGTACTCCTACCCATTTTGCTGGTACTCTATTCATCGATAACTGGCGTTGGGAAGGAGTTCCTTTTAACGTAATGACAGGCAAGAACATGCCATATGGTTGTGTAGAAGTTGTTATTAAATTGAAAGCACCACCGCTGAAATTATATGAAGGAGAAATCAACGATAGGATTGTTATCCGTCTTCAGCCTAATCCTCATCTGGATATCAGTATGGATATTAAGTCCCCTGGTCTTGGTGATGATCTTGAACTCGCTACCCTCACCCACGCATATCCAGAAGACAGAGCAATAGATGGTTACGAAAAACTTCTTCATGATGCTATTAATAGTGACCAGTCCCACTTCGTCCACGCTGAGGAAGTTATGGAATCCTGGAGAATCGTTGATGATCTTCTCTGTACTGGCGACTCTTGTACCGTTCGTACTACTCCTTATCTCTATATGCCAGGAACGTGGGGACCAGAACACAAAACAAGATTCATAACTAAATGGGATTATCCAGCATGAGTTTACACAAAAGGATCGGACCACTCACAAAAGAAGAAGTTGAAGAAAATAAAAAACTGTCAAAATCTTTACGTGAAAGAATGATTCAATTGCGTATAATTGATTATCCTGATCCTGATGATTCTTGGTGGGATTGTAGGATGACTTCCGATTACGAGGATGATCTATGAAAAAAGAAGATGAGGAAAAGAAAAAACGAATAGAACAGATCAGTAAGCATCTTCATCCACATGATGATGAACCCGATCCTACTGCTCATATGGGAAACTATAACTTTCCTCAAATGCTTTTTGCTTTTTGCCTTGGTTTTTGTACTATGTTCGTATTGGCAGTAGATGAAATAAACGATTTTAAAGGTTGTCCACTACCTGAGTATTTCCAAAATGAATCACGTTCAGCTCCTGGTTAGATCTGTTATGCAAACTCCATGGTGCCTCGGCGTCATGGGGTTCTTTCTTGTTTTCGTTCCTATCATTGGTATGCATCTTGTTCATAAATATGGGTGGGAACACTGGGAACCTTTTGATAGGAAATAGATTATGAATTTTATTGGTGAATACTTTATAGATGAACAAGTGTGCTCTGAAGTGATTGACTATTTTCATTCAGTTGATGCTCCATACAAAAAAGTAGCTAAGAGTTATTTTAGAAATACCACTACAAATGAATGGGAGTCGATAGAAAACAATAATATAAAAAAATGCACAGAAATTGGAGTTAATGTAGCAGGATCAGAATTATTTGCTAAGCATTTTGCTGTAGAAGTGAATGAGGTATTAGAAAGATACTTAGGTGAGCTACAGAAATGTGCAGATGAATACGTCAAAGAATTTAAATATTGCAATACTGGATCTCCTTGGACAATCGTAGAACCTTTTAATATTCAGCACTATAAACCTGGAGAAGGTTACTATGCATGGCATACAGAAAGAAATTCAAGTACCTTTCCTAGCGTAGCAAGACATTTAGTTTTTATGACTTACTTAAACACGGTAACTGATAAAGGAGGAACAGAATTTTATTATCAAAAATTAACAACTGATGCAGTCGTTGGTAAAACATTAATATGGCCATCTGATTGGACGCATACCCATAGAGGAGTTCCATCTCCAACACAAGAAAAAACTATTGCCACTGGTTGGTTTTCATATTATCAATGAATTTATTTTTACGCCCCTTAGAAGATGTTAATGATGTCACCTGGAGTATTATCTGGTGTCTCATCATTCTTCTATCTGGTGTTACGTACTACATATATACGATCATGTCTATGGCGTTTGAGGAAATGGAGGAGGAAAACGATGACATCTGAACCATCTCCAGAAGAATATGATTATACAATATTTGTCAGAATAGAAGAGATACGCATGTTGTACAACCACATTTGTTACGCAATCGAAACATGGCCTGGTTCTCCTAGGAGACCACCAGAAGAACAAGAGTATTTAAAAGTTCTTAAGAACCGTTTATTTGCAATGCTTGCGGACTATTCATTCACAGAACTTGACGCAGATAGGTAAAATCTTAACTATTCTTTACACTATTTTTTACTACATAGCGGTATAATGTAATTGTAGCTGAGTGTAACATATATGCTTGGACTTTATCTCGTAGTCGCAATCGTTCTTCTCTGTGTAGCATACGCAGGTCCAGAAGAGACCATGCGATTATTTGCATATTTAGATCTACAGTTGCGTTATGCATGGGTCAGGTTTAGGATGATGTTATTGCGTCGTAAGTTAAAGCAACAACTTATCAAAGACCTACCTGAATACAACAAACTCATAAAGGAGATGTCTAAAGATGACCGAGGAGAATAGAGAGCTGTCTGATCTCAAGTTGGAAAGAAAGTCATGCGAAAAGTGTGGCGCTACTTGGATTAACGGACAGCATATTTGGTCAGGCACTGGAGCAGTAGGAAATGAGGATGATCTTGCAGGACTAGTTTGCAATAATTTAGGAGATCATAGGTGCATTAATCCCAAGAAAGGTTCGGACAAAGGAGATACTTGGGAAGCACGTCTTGCATACATGGAAGGTCGCTTTGATGAGAAGCATTCTGACATGGAGAGATTGAGAGAACTTGGTAAAGATTTAGATGACCTCTAAATACTAGTGGTGAGCTAGTATTTTGTTGTGTCAAGTAACGATGTATATTTGGGGAACCCGAATCTAAAGAAAGCGGGAACCCCAATTCAATTTACGCAAGAGCAGATTAACGAGTGGATCAAGTGTAAGAATGATCCAATCTATTTTGCGATGAATTATATTAAGATCATCTCGCTGGATGAGGGTTTGGTGCCCTTCAGCATGTATGATTTCCAAAAGGAGATTCTACGAGATTTCCACAACAATAGATTTAACATTGCGAAACTTCCTAGACAAACTGGAAAGTCAACCACTGTTGTTGCTTACCTGCTTTACTATGCTATCTTTTATGATAGTGTTAACATTGGTATTCTTGCTAACAAGGCTAGTACCGCCAGGGAACTACTTGGTAGGTTACAGTTAGCATACGAAAACTTGCCCAAGTGGATGCAACATGGTATCCTTGTATGGAACAAAGGTAATGTCGAACTTGAAAATGGATCAAAGATTCTGGCTGCTTCTACATCTGCAAGTGCTGTCCGAGGCATGTCGTTCAATATCCTCTTCC